CTTTACGGGAAAAATTGATACGTCCTGTACAGGAAGGAACTCAATGAATGTAGAGAATGCCCACTTCGAATCAGACAACGATAAAATAGAGGACGCCGGATAGTATGTTTCAACTTCCGTTTTGTAGAACATTTTAAATAACAGTTCGAGTGCTTCTGACGTACCTTTACTACGATATAAATCGCCAATGTTTTTAACAAGGAAAGGTATATCCTCAAGTGCTTTATTTACAAAAGGAAGATTGTGTAAATATTTGTTCTTATAATACTTTAGGAAACCTTCTAATGTCGAATCAATGTCACGCAATCCCGCAAAGTTTCGATCATTTGTTTCGTCAAGATATTCGTAATACTGTTTAACGAACTCAACAAGATCAGGACCATCTTCACGATAGTGTTCAGGAAACTGCTCGGATATAGTTGGCGCTATCGTTGATGGTCTGTATTGCATTAAACTGCCCTTGTTGTTACTGTAGTATCACTTTGTCTTATTCTAAAGATACGATCCTTCGGTGATGTGAAATCACGAGTTTTTGTCTTAACAGTAATTTGAATTGCGGCACCTTCAAAATTACGTATGCGTAAATCCTTCAAAATGATTTCGCCTGTATCATAATTCACGCTACCTAAGTTCTTTTTATACACAGAACGTAATGCGTCACTAGATACAATCGCTTGTATAACACCATTACCATCATCCTGTAATTCAACAATTGTATTATCAATCGTGAATCGTGTAGATGAAATACATGGTTTATAATCTGTTAATCCACTAGTGTCATTATATGGGTATGGTTTTAATAACTCTTGATTAAAGTTAAACGTAGGACTTTCATTTGCATTCAATACAGGTTTATAATCAATAATAGGATCTGTTGTTATTGATACAGATGTGATTGCTTCATTTGCTAATGATAGTGAATAACTTAAATCAGATGAACCTAATGTCGCACCAAACTTATTTAAATTTGTATTTGAATACGTAGTCAATGCATCACGAACTAATGCCTCTAATCCCGCAACAGATGTAAGAATATTATTACGATCAAAGGATGCCACGATATTCGTTTTAGCATATAAGAATTTTGCTTCTTGAAAAACTGGTTCGATTGCTAACGGACTCTTACTCTTAATATAATCTTTATATAATGCCATTTCAGTTGCAGCAGCACCATCACGACCTTGTACATCAACCGCAACAATCACACGACCATATTGAGGAGGGTTCGCTTCATCACCACCAAACACACTAATGTTTTCTATTTCGGGAAACTGTGTCTTAAGCAAAACTTCGTAATCATTAGCAGTCACAGCACGATCCTGAACCTGAAACGCTTTAGGGGCAAACTCCCTTACTGATTCCACTGATTCAGCATCTGCGCCGCCTATCGAGTTTCCAATGGGAGTCGCAATCACGCTAGTTGCTCCTATTGCTCCCGCATCAACAGAAAATGCTTTCACACCATTTGATTGAGTCCCAGAACATACACGATACTGAACTTCTATCACATCGGTTGCAGTTGGTTGATACCCGAATAATGTTTGTCCAAATTGTATCGAATACTTATCATTTAACTCTGGTTGTAAATAGAATACTCTATCGTTCTCAACAACTCCGAATATACCTGTGGCGTATCTATACTCTTCACCGTTTACAAACAAACGAATAGATCGTGTATCAATAAACGAATTAGATAATACTGTATTCGCATAGTCAAGCACTTCAACTATAGTACGACCTTCAAATACAGCAACATCATTCGCTACAAATACGTTGCCAGTTTGTCCTTCACGAGTTGCACTATATGTCTTATTTGTGATAAAATTATATGACACATTACCGCATCTACCTAGGAAAGATGTTCCACGAGGTATAGTAAATGTATTACCTGCCTGAGATGCAGTAATACGTAATGATAATAATGCCCCTGCTGAACGTCTAGAACGTGGCAAATAATTTAATTCTTTTGCATGAGATACAACACTATTTTTTAATTGTGCGGAATCGAGGAATGTTTCTCCTAACGTCATATTATAATAAGTCATATTACTATATGTGTTATACGCTAGTAAATCAACTAGCACATTCATGTTCGATCCTTCGAAATCGAATCCCTTGAATTGATCTTGATTCTGTAAATGAGCGAGTAGGTTCGCTTTAATTTGTGTGAAATCAAGTTTATTATATGGTGCAATCTTTGCCATTTCTTATCTTACCCTGTCGAGGATTATGTTAAACTTAGTTGGAGTATCAGTATTTATCAATCGAAACACAATCGATATATTAATCGCATTGCTATCTATATCACCCGTTACATCAACCCCCATTAATTCACACCGGGGTTCATATAGATCAATAGCATCATATATTACAGTTTCAACTAAGTCAAATGTTTGAGGTGTTGCATTATCAAATAACATCTTACGTACATTACAACCCAACTCAGGTTGAAACGGACGCTCTCCTTTATTCGTTAATACTATATTGCGTATAGATTCTTTAACTGCTTGCTCATTCATCTTACGTGCTAAATCTTCTTTCCCAGGAACAATCGTCATGTCCTTATGAAAATCCGCTGCCACTATTCGTGATATATTGTTAGGTGTTAATGCCATTTACTTATTCCTGGGTTTATATATTATTTATCATTCTTGACGGCAACTCTAGGATACCATGCATCACGCTTATGTGCTTGTAAAGCGGCTCGTAATGCGAATATAGATGTATTGTCTTTTTTTGTGTTGAATCCATCGACACGTTCATCCGCAGTTTCCCCTTTAAATAAATCATCATATTCTTTTTGTAGATTGTCACCTAACCAACCACCACGATTTGCATTAGATAAAGATATACTATCATCTCGAACTTTAATTGCTTTAAAGCCTGCACGGGAAGCAGCAATTAAATATCTTAATTGTGCATCTATATCATTGGGTATTTCTACAGTCAACAAGTTACCTTTCTTACGATATTTAGATTCAGATTCATAATCGAAACCGCCTGTCACAATAATATCTTCCTCTAGTTGACTTGACATATCTAATAGTTGCACCCATAGTTTCGTTTGTACTAGAGTCCAACCCGGGCCTGGAGCACCAGTATCATCACCGTTCTTACGTAATTGTGTAGTGGCAATCTTAGAACCCCCTTTAAATTTGATGGGTCCAATACCGCCAGTAATAGATGTATCATTACCTAACTTAGAAACATAGGGTCTTAATTCTTTTGATAAATCCTTCGCTCTCTTCGGTCGTGGATATGACTTCATAAAATCATATACTAATGAATCATTATTAATCCTTTCTTCAACATTTAATTGACCGACACCATCACCTTCACCGTATAGAGACTTGTGTCCTTCAACGAGATCATCAAGTTTCGTACTACGTCCACGCATTTCTGTTTGCGCTTTTTCCTTTTGTTTTTCAACGTCATCAGCATCCATACGATTAGCGCCTGACTCTACTGCGGTTTTTGTTGCCTTTGCACTCTCACTCTTCATGATTTTTTGTGTTTCTTTAATGCCATTCACTGTATGCATCAATGATTTTAATGAATTTTCACTTGAATTTTGTATAGCATTTGTTACTTGACAGAAACGAAACAACAATAAACCCAATACAGCAGGGGTTAACTTCTCAAACATCGACCCAACATTCGCAATCATTTTGTCAATTCCATCCATAACACCGTTCTTATTCTTATCAGATGTGAATGCAGTGACCTTTGCTTGTGCCTTATTTAACTGTGCTTGTAATGAATTAGGCAGATCCTTAAGTGAAGCAACGAGTGATGATGCCTGATCTTTAACTTTTTGAATGACTTTCTCTACAGTATCCTTAATTAATTTACCAATCATTTCTAATTTTAACTTGACCTTTATCACTTCTCCTGATAGAATCTCACTTAAAGAGAACTTCTTAAGATCCAATCCAGGTATATTATCAAGTGAATCTGCCTTTGCTTTCATTGATTGTAATAAACTTTGTAAAGAATTACCTAGTACAGCAAACGCAGCACATTGACCCCCCGA